GATGTCAGCCAAGACCGCTTCATACCTGTGATCGCCGTCAACATAAATAAAATCTAAATCACCATCCTTGACGTGAGGCAATGCGTCAAGACTTTTCCCACGGCTATACATGACGTTACCAAGACCCCTGGTATTTTCTTGGAATTTCTCAAAAACAAATTTCATCGGGCATTGTTGGCTTGCCCGGTCATTGATGTCGTACCCATTAAGCCAAGGATCTACGGCCAATACTTCCTTGAAATGCTTGGCAATTACAATCGTACCCTCACCGCTGTAAGATCCAATTTCAACCGCTTTACCAACCGCACCCTGCTGGTTGGCCCACTCGCAAAGATGTTTTAAGCCTTCCTGTTGGAAGGCATCCCGCATTACAGGTACCTTCAAACAGCAGTCGCAAGTGCGGGGCTGGTCGGTCCCATGTTTTCACCAATGCCTTGAGGGGCTTGCTGAATCTGGGCTTTAGCCGCATCACGAAGCTGTTTCTGAATAGCGCGGGATGTGTTGGGATCGATCTTCTCCAAGGCAGCCAAGTGCTGTTGGAGGTGCGCCATGAGTACCTGCATGGCTGCCTGGTCTACAGGCTGCTGGCGGGCTTGCGCCGCTTGGTTAAAGGCAAACAATACAGAGATGTGCGCCTTGTGGTCATCGGAAGGCTTAATCGCCACAGGGAATCCGGTGGCAAGCATGGTGGCAATTTCGGTGGCCTGATCCTCGGCTTGATCGCCAGAAGCGGCCTGCGGGTCTTGGAACAACCGGCGAACCAGTGAGGGATCGTCCTGCTCCAGCACCGACTTGACCAGTTCGCCCTGATTGACAAAGGGATTGTTTTGGAACATCTGCATCCGGGCCACGGACTTTTGAAGTGCAAACTGGCGATTGATAAAGTCCAATCCACCCTTCGGTTCGATTGAATACTCGGCATGGATACCTTCCGGAACCATCTGCCCAGTTTCCTCGGCATAGCGGTACATCAAGTCCTTCTTGTTGTACTGCGTGTAAAGCGACCAGCACTGCTTGAACAAATGCGCCAAGCTCATGCGGAAAATTCGGTTTCTCAAGTCACCTGACGCAGCCGCCTGACCTTGGATAGCCTGCACTTCAGTTGCAGTCTTGCGATCCGCACCGCTGTATTGCCCAGCCGCGCTCATATCGAACTGACCCATGCGCTGTTCAGCCAGCATCCGCTCTTCAAGCATCAAACGCTGGAAGTCGAATGGAGGTTGGCTGAACTGGACCGGCTTTAGACCTTGCGGGAGGATCTGGCCAGGTTGCATCTTTAGATTCGCCGTGTTGAGCGAGATCGGGTTCTGTGCTTCAAAAACGGGTCGGTTGGCAAGCTCCACATAGTCCGAGAGGCTGTTCTTGAGTTTATTCAGCAGGTTCTCGCCTGGGAGTAGGATTTCGGCCACTCCTCTTGGGCTATACCAACCGCCCCCGGTGACCTCGTATGGGAAGTCAACGAAGGGAGGTTCGCCGTGGTTGTACGGCAGAATGAAAGTCTTGCGGATGTCGGTCTGGATCTGAAGCGGGCTATAGGTCTCTACCTTCCAGCCGTCCTTGGTCGGCGTATACATTTCCCAAAGAATGATGCGATCATTCTCGCCTTCCTGAGTAATTCCCTCACGCCTATAAATCTCATCCTGAATTTCACTTCGTAAGCCCACCGATTTGGAGGGTTTACCAGAAATGATCTTGATGAGTTCCTCGTTCTGCTTGTAAGCGGGATTTGCCTTATAGGAGTCGATACTAGTCGAGAGGATGTGTACGATGAAATCCGCATCTTTGAACTCCTTGGTGTAGGAAGGAACAATAATATGGAAAGGGTCAATCGCGTCAAAGCGAATCTGCTTCTTGTCCTCATCCCAAATAACCTTGGCAACGCCACGTCCAAACAAAAGAATGTTGTCGATAACCGACACAATCTCCTTCTGGAAATTGGTCTTCTCGCGCATGTTGTAATCAAACCAACGCTCGGCTGATACCGTGATCGGGGTCAACTGCTGGCGCATGGGAACAAAGCTGGAAAGGATATCGTTGCCGATTGCGCTGTTGACGAAGCTGGGTTTGAGCTTCTCAATGGCAGTATCAATCAACTGGACGTGCAAATCGGCGGCGGTAGGCCAAGGTTTAATTTTGCGGCGGACACCAAAGTATCTGGCTTGATAAAACAACCGCTGGCGGTTCTCCCAGCTTTCACGCTGGTTTAACGCCTCTAGGATTCTCTGGTAATACGTTGCCCGTGGATTGTTGTCGGCCATTTTATTTACCCCCAAATAAATCTGAAAGTTTTGATATATAGCTCATTTGATCTTCAGTAGCATTTTGACCGCTAATATCTCCGGCCAATAATCTTGCGGCTATTGTAGCCTTTCTGTCTTCTTCGCTTGCGTTTTTATATGTAGTTCCTTCAAGAAATTTCTTTTGTTCTTCTGTTAAATCAAAGTTTGGTTTTTCTATTTTTCCTGATCTAATAAGTATCCTCGCTGCTTCATTTTTGATTACAGCATTTTTTTGTTTTTCATTCAAGTTTGAATATGGATTCAAAATAATTCTATTGTCTTCTGTAGCCATTCCTGTGACATTTTTATTTTTACTAAAATAATCAAGCTCGCTTTGAAATGGATCTCTCAACAAATCATTTGGATTCATTTCTCGCGCTCCCTATTCAGTTCGTATGACAGATCGTTGACGTAATGTAAAGCTTTTCTTGCCCAAGCCTTGACCCCAGGACTGCCATTGCGGATTTCAGGATAGTTGTCATCAAGCATCAGATCCGTCACGGCTCCGCTTGTCTTCGTGTACGGTGTCGTTGTACTGGCGCAACCACCAAGGCTTAGGACCAAGATCATCATCAATGGCTTGATGATTGTTGCGCCATTCGCCCTCAATCTTGTCAATGCGCTTTTCCCGCCAGCCAGGAATGAGGCGTAAGACCGATGCGATGATTTGAAATATCGCACCGATCACTATTGATTATTTGATGTTCAGCCCGACACCCTTTAGGAAGTTGACGACTTTCTCAAGGAAAGAATCGTCAGCGGGTGTGGGGGTAAGTTTTACAATGATTCGGGCAGCCAAGACCACGCCACCAACGGCGGCAACGATCTCGGTCCAGTTTGAAGTAATCCAGTTCCATACGTTCATAATTAACCTCCTGGGTCAAATCCAGCCATGACGGGGTCGTGTGACTCAATCATGGATAGAAGCGACTTCCACGTTGGCTTCTCAACGGGAAAAGTCAAATCCCACCTCATGTTACCACCATCTAGGCACAGGGCAAGGGCATCGGCTCTGTCTGGGCTTGCCAGACCCCGTGAGCGCATTGAGTCCTTGGACTCGACTCCCAGCTTGCCCTTGGAGTTTGTCATGCTGCGCCGACAGGTCAGTTGCGCCGTTAGTTCATCGTCATCGGGCAAAATGATGTCGGCATCCTCAATCTTCTTGGCCATGCCATACCACATCTCAGCCGACCTATTGGTATACGCATCGTTGTCGTAGGCGGTTGAACCAAAGTTTACCCGGTTGACAGACCAGCCAGACTCAGCCAAGGCATCGCACATGACCATGCCCAAACCACTTGCGTCAGCGTAGATGTTTGTCGCCTCCAGCCCCGCCTTCTTAAACTCAACAATAAATCTACCCACAGCCGACATCGTATCCCTTTCGCGCCATGCGATCATTGGTAGCACCTTATTGCCATCCCTAATACAGAGTACGTTGGCATCGCCACCGGCGGCAAAATCTACCCCGGCTACCCTAGTCCCTGGCTTAAACTGAGGTGGGCTATTAAAGCAGTTCTGAAGTTGGGTTAAGCTAATAACCAGACTCTCGTTGCCTATGTCCACAAACTCGCCATAGATCATGGAGCGGGTCAGCGGGTGCTTCTCGCCATACCGCTGGATAACCTCGTCTATTTGCGCCTGGGTAATATGGGGGCAATCAAAGGCGGTCACTGCGTGCTTGGACCACATATTGGCTTCTTTGGTGAAGGCCCGATAGAACGCACCACTGCTACCCCCCGGTGATGAGGCGATTAGCAGTCGCGTTGGTTGACACCGACTGATGGCCTCGAAGAGGGGGTCGGCTACGGTCTTGGCTTCGTCCACCACCATGAGCAATGGATGGTGTTCGTGGTCTTCCGCGTGCCAGCCTTCAGCACGCCCAGGATCGGTTGCAGAATAGCCTATAATGCGCGATGTGTTGCCGTTAGGGTGCAGGTAGCGGATCTCGCCACTGGTGACCTCCCAAGGGCCGCCAAGCTTGGCGATTTGGGATCGCATGCTAGGCCAAAGCTGGGATTCGACTTGGCGGAAAACACCGGCGGTTGTTACGGCTATGGAACGCTGGTAAACGAGCGCGTGCCATATTAAAATGCTGGAAATGACGGTGCTGGTCTTGCCGGAACCGTTTGCTGCACGTAGCGCCACGCGGCAGTCTCTAGGTTCTAAGTCTGCCAATACTTTTCTTTGCCAATCATAAAGATTGAGTCCCAACACCTTATCTGCGAAAGGCACTGGGCGAAGTAGCTCTTGGATTAGCTCTTCTGGAGACTTCTGGGCAGACTTGGGAACACGCTTGGCCATAGACCTCTTTTTGTTTTGTGGCAGAATTACTTATGGGGGTATATGCGAATTAAATGGCGGCTGGGGGCTGGGCGGGGGGCGTGGTGGTGTCTATGGCCTTTGACCTTGGTTTGCGGCGTTTCATTCTAACATGACGGCTACGGCGAGGCTCTTCCTCGTTTTGACCAGGTGTTGGTGTTACAATAGGTTGCATCTCATTTGTCGGACAATAGCTATTGTCTTTAGTTTTAGATTGTTCAATAGCTTTAATCTCTTCCGCCTCAATCACTTGCGCCTTCTTTTCCGCTCTCCTAGATGCTAGCCCCGCAATGAGTTGTGCGAAGCCTGCACCAGCATTATGATCCACACTACCAGAGACTTGCAATCGTGCGCTAGGGATTGCATACCCGTGCACCCTTTCGGCAAGCCAGGCGCGGGCCTGCCATGATTTCTCACCGGCTATTTCTATGGAACGTAATAGGCTGATTTCATGCTCTCGGCGGGCCTTTTTGATAGCTCTACCAAACGTTGCTCGTTTAGTAACCCACCCTTGAATCGTGCCTGGATTCATTCCCACTAACTCCGCAGCGCGTTCCATGGTCAATCCGGACCGCACCGCATCAATTATCTTAGTTGCTATCTCATCACAATACGCTGTTGGCCGCCCGTTCTTCGCCTTATCCGGAGGAAGATCATCCATGCCCAAACATAGCATGAAAATTTCTCAAAAATAATGCTTGACCTATTTCATGCAGTTTGGAATACTCCAACTTGTCGAGGGAGAATCCGCCTGGATTGCCCAAGGCAAAAAGAAAAGAAAGGAAACACACAATGAATAATGAAGATACGAATAGGATAGTCGAAAAGATAGTCCAAGCACTAGGCAAGGGGGAAATTCCATGGCGCAAACCATGGAGAAGTTGCGCGGCTCACAATGCAATCAGCGGATCAGAATATAGGGGAGTGAATGCGCTAGTATTAAACTTGGCGAGTCACTATCCCGACCCGCGCTTCCTTACTTACAAACAAGCCGCTGCACTTGGCGCACAAGTCAGGAAGGGAGAAAAGGGTTGGCCAGTTATATTCTATTCCACAATCAAAAAGAGTGGAGAGAGCGATGGAGCGGAAAGCACGGGAAGCGAGAAAGCGAAAACTTTTCGCTTCATGAAACACTACACAGTGTTTAATGCGTCACAATGTGATGGCATGCCTGATCGAGAAGCGGCAAGCGAGCCAGTCGCTCAAATAGTGGAAGCTGATGAGATTGTAAGGCGCATGCCGCGCGCTCCAAAAATTGTCGATGGTTTGCGCGCTTGCTATATCCCTAGCCAAGATATTGTAAACATGCCGCCCAAAACGTCCCATTGGACAAGCGCGAGTGCATATTACGACACAATGTTTCATGAGTTGACCCATTCAACAGGCCATGAGTCGCGACTAGAACGTGATCTTGGCGGAAACTTTGGCAGCGAAAAGTATGCCAAGGAAGAACTAGTGGCAGAGATTGGAGCGCAATTCTTGTGTCAGTCATCGGGCATCAATAGGCCTGATGTTGAGGAAAACGCGGTAGCTTATTGTCAAAACTGGTCAAGGGTACTGAAGAATGACCCAAAAATGATATTCTACGCTGCCGCTAAAGCGCAAGCGGCTCATGATTTCATCATGGGAAAGGAGAAAAGTTGAAAACCTACCTAGTGGAAGTTTTCGATAAGAAGGATTCGCATGGTTTATCTATGCCGGTGCTGCAATTTGAAGCCACTTGCGAGAAAGAAGCGCATGAGATTGTCATGGAAAGCTTGGGTATCTACATGACAATAGGGGAAGCATCATGACATATTACGCCGTTTATAATTCGCAAGGACAATTCTTCGCGCGATTCACTTCCTACGCTCGTGCCCTAAGTTGGGCGGTGCGAAATGGGATGGAATGGAGCGCGGAGATAAGAAAAGAAAGGGAGAACACAATATGAGCAACGCCGTTTACTTCGCGCATGGTTTAATTCTTGGAGCGATCCTTGCCGCTTGGGTTGCCTTCATGCTGAGGAAATAAGCTTTCCCTCGTCCATCCTCTTAAACGAGGGTGGGAGAGGTCAAGCCCGCTTGGGATGGCCTAACAAACGGCAGCGCAGTGATGCGTGAATGAGAAGAAAGGGAAACACACATGAAAATGAGCAGTCAAACACGATGCGTATTTTACGCTTACCCATCGTCAACGTATGGCGGGAAAAATGGCGGATGGATTGCGGCCACGTTTAAGAACGTGTTGGCCGTTGATCCGGTGGATTATAAATTCTTTAATGAAAAGAATGATGCCATGACTCACGCTAAAAATACTTGGTCGAATTATCCTTGGGATAAGTATCGGCATTGTGACTAAACTATTCCGCAAGGTTCCACCCCTTGCGTGATCTTTTCTTACAAATGGCAGCCTAGTTTGGTTTGCCTTTACAAACGGAAGTCTAGACCCCTATAAGGAGCGTATCAAAATATGACCAAAGAACAGATCCTAAAAGAATACTTTTCAGCCATGGGACGAAAGGGCGGGAGCGTTACCGGCCCCACCAAAGCACGCAAGCTTTCGCGGGAACACTATCAAATTGTAGCCCAGGCACAACGGGATCGTTGGGATAAGTGGCGACTAGAAAACGGTAGGACAGCTATTAAGCGGGAGCGTTAAGGCTCTATAAGGATGCTGTAAAGTCGCATATCCTATAAGGGATATGCCAAACGGAAGCCTAGCGACCTATGGAGATGCAACAGGCTTGATTGCCTAATGGATTTGGGGTTGGCCTTGGTTTCGGTTTAGGCTTTTCTTTAGTTTGCTTGCTCATCTCACCTTGGTACAACACGTCTGGAGTGAGATCCAGTAATAATTTTCTTTGGGCTGATTCCAAACTTTTCATTCTTACTGGCAACAGATTTAGATATTAGCTCCAAAGTTTCTGGCAATAGTTTTTTACCCGATTTAGATGAGTTGCATCCAACACAACAAGAAACAAGATTATCTGCGGTGTCTTCGCCACCTTCTATTTTTGGTATGATGTGATCGCACACTATTTTGATGTCATCTTCGGATGGTGTCCTTCCGCAATACTGACACCTGCATCCATCCCTATTAAATATCAAGAATTGGTCGCCCTTGGACCTCTTGTCCGACCTAATGCTTGCACATTTTGATGAGCATGTTGCGGCAGAGAAAACCTTGTGAGTAATGTCTGCTCCACATTCAGAGCAAAATTTTGCCACCTTGGGCATGTCTTTTGGCTTGCCAATGCTCATGCATAGCTTGCAAAATTTATAATAACCCCTTTTGCTTGACCTATCTATGCTAAATTTGGATATTTCCTTAAACTCTGCACAACACCTGCATTCTATCAAATTCAGGCCATAATTGCCTTGTGGCTCTTCTCTCAATATGGAGCTGTTTATAGATATTGAGCCTGCGCGACCCATTTCTTGGCTCAAAGCCCCGTATAAACGATCCTGAGGCGATTGTGTGCGGTTTAGATGGGTAGTCACGGCTTGCTTTTACCAGTTCTTACAGGACCAATACCTAGCCGACATCTTGCTAGGTGGCCTAGAGTCACACTGATGCCTAGCCCGGAAGCTTCTGCGCCGGTCTGGGTTGCTCTTCTTGATGGTCATTTTGGGGTCACCATAGCGAATCGTCTTGGATTCGCCGTTCTGACAGGCACGCACCACGAACTTCTTGGTACCACCAGGAGTGCGCCTGGGGCTATTACAGGGTAAGTCTTGAGTACTCATTCCTTCAGTTGCTCAGCCAGCAGTTTAATGCGGTATTGATGCTTGTCTAGGAAAGTACCCAGATCCTCCAAATCCTCGGTCAGGGTGGCCATGTTAGCCTCATAAACCTCTTTAGAGCAGTTAGCCAGCACATCCCCAAAGAACCTATCGACTAGGCCAATGGTCTTATGAAGCCTACTGTTCTCGGTCAGCAGTAGTTCAATATAAGCCCAAGCCAAGTCGGTTTTGTTCACTTAGGGGCAAACCCACCCTTCTTGGACTTCATAAGCCTCCAGGTGCGAGGGCTGATGGTGGACTTTGACTTGGGCCTGCTAGTCCCAGCCTTACGGCGGGCGTTGATATTGGCGTATAAACCTTGTTTCATGAACCCATTCTACCACGGTTTTGTAAACTCAAAACACTTGCACTGGTTAAACGCCAGTGTTCTGCCCTGTCAGCCCATTCCAGTTTGTTGGTGAAAAACGCTTCGGAAAGCACCGCAGGGAAGGGGGAGGGGACGGGACTAAGGGAGTCCCCTTCCCCTGCTTTCCTTCGCGAATTAACTCTTATATATATAAGGAGTCTGACACTCTGTAGATGACAGTAAATCTGAAAGTATTAAAAAGTTGACTGATCTGCGGTGTATAAACCGTTGGATACCAGTATTTTCTTGGCTTTTGTCAGCCTCTTAAGATAACGATAGGACGTACTTTCACTCACCTTGCACTTTTCCATTATGTGACGGGTCAAATCACCTGCCTGCCAGTCCTTGGAACCCATCTCTTTTAGGAACCTGTCATCATCAATAGACTTGTGTGCGCCTGGGCGTTTTAACTTGTCTGGATTGAGGTTGAAATTGGTCTTGAAGAGAGGGTAGTGCCACTGAACCACGAAGCTGTCCACCGGCGGGAAGTTTCTTAGGGTGATCTCGCATGTAAAGCTCTTTTCGTCCTCCTCATGAGCGGTTAAAACTACCAGCGTATCAGGGTTGCGGGCGAAGACCCCGGAACCTGAGAAGCGGTCTATGGCCTCAGACCCACTCTTATTACCCTTGCTGAAGTGGTGGCTCAATACAACAGATAGGTTATGCCTAACTGCCAGTGCCTCAAACTCGTTCATAAGGCTAGCCATATCCCCTGCGCTGTTCTCATCCCGTTCCCCCATCAGCATGTAATTTGGGTCTAAAATGATCGCCTGATAGCCCTTGCCATCAATATGCTTCTCTATAAGGGGTCGGATAAGGGTAAGATCGGCTGCGTGGCCCCTGAGCGTCCACACGTCAAAGTCCTTTACCTGTTCATCCGTCAACCCCTTGGCCTTGATGACATCGGCTAGTCGGTTGCGGAAACTCCATTCATGGATCTCAAAGTTGATGAATAGCACCTTTGCCTTGTTGCACTTCTGACCCCACCATTCAGATCCCGTGAACATGGATAGTGACAGGTCAATCAACGCCCAGCTTTTGTATGACTTGCTCCCACCCCCAAGTAGCAATTTCCCACCTCGATGGAGCATGCCCTCAATCAATACGTCTGGCTCCTCCAGATTCTCGCGTGATAACTGAGCGTAAGACTTAATCGGCGGCCATTGGTCCACCGGTTGCTTCACCCCCAAACTGACTGCTGGTTCTATCATTTCCCCTCCTTGCAGAACCAAAGAAGGCTCTGTGTTTTTTCGTTTCTTTTGGCCCCAGGAATCCTTACGGGTTGGCTGGGTTTGAAAGTTGCAGGATCACATCCCAACGGCACAAGGAAAGCTTTTAATTGCTCTTCCCATTCTTTCTTGGGTGGCATCTCAAACCACCCATGCAAACTCTTCCCCGCCGTGTCGACCACGGCGTACATCTTCATGCGGAACAGATCGCGCATCGCATGGAACACTGCCCCGATTTGAGGCTTTGTCAGCGTGTCTGACTCAACCACTAGGTATAAGCGTTTATCCACCTTGTCATTAGATCTGCTAATAGTTCCTGGTACAAACACCGCGCCGGTCGTAAACTGACCCACTGGCAGTGACAACTCCTTCCACTCCTCCACCCTGCGGAAGTTCTGCGGATGCCTGCCACTATCCTTAACGTCACCGATCCATGTGATGTCGGCATCGTTGAACAGCGACAGGAAGGCTAGGTACTGCTCCTCTGGTGTTTCAAATCTAATTGGACTCTCCTCGTACATGTCCGCTGGGTCCCAGTTGTAGTGGGTGAGATAACGTTGCTTGTTTGATTCCGCAATTGTCTTAATGCGGTCAAGGATCTCCGCCTCCGGGTCTTTCTGGATGACCAGCTTGGGCGTTGCGGTACCGGCAGACATCGGCGCGGCCATGTTGAAATCCTTGAGGATGGCTCGGCGCAGCTTTCGGTTAGCCTCATCCCTCCATGCTTGGCAAGATGAATGCCAGCAGAAGATTGTGGGCACACCATCCACGAACACGGTGGTGTCGCGCAGTCTGGTGTGGCTGGTGTGAGCCGCTTCCCCTGGGCAATGGCACAGCCCGTGATTCTCGGACTGCCAATCCACTTTGCCGACTATCGCTTCGGCATGACGTTGCGCTTCACTCATTTCCAAAATCTGTAAGATTTTGCAATCTCTAGTGCGTTTTGTATTTCATCAGAAGATTCATTGTAATCTTTCCATCCATTGTTTTTGCTGCAACAATCAATCCTTTCTGATCTTCCGCAATACTCAAATCCGATAGCCCCGCAATGTTTGCATTGGCAGAATAAATAATCGCAATCTCCAAAATTAGGTCCAGCAAAATCATAACCACTGATTCCAAATAAATTTAGATTTATTGAGTAATCATGCACCGATCCAATCACTGAAATAAAAACATGATTTGACAGTGCTTCAATCTTTTTCCTATCCGATTCATCAACTATGATTAGACCAGAAGCAGATGGCTTAATCTCAAAATACATATCCCTTTTGAAATTATCTTGAAGCGGAATATGAAAGTCCGGCAAATATCTTATGCCTGCACCCAAATCAAAACCCTCATCTTCATAAGCAAATATTATTCCAAGCTCTTTGAAGAAGATGGCCCATCTTGCTTCGTTTCTTGATCTGTATTTTATGCCATCAAACTCTGCTGGCATGGCGACCAATGGCTTTAATTCTGTATTCATTTTTTAATTAAAAATTCAAACTGGCTACTGATTCAAGAGGAGAACACACTAGGGAATCCCGATGCAGAATCTCTCTGCATACCACAACGCCAGTTAGGTTAATATTTAATCTCTCAATAAAAATGTATAACCAATAAGGAACGTGGCATCAAACCAATCAATCTTGGTTATTCCCGCCGCACAGGTGATTATTTTCAATGTATACAATATCGGCAAGATAAGCACGCATATTAAAAACATGATGTTAAATGTTTCTGATAGTATTCTTTTCATTTCTTCTCCTCATGTGATTTATCCTCCAACTCCCTCGCCTTGTGCGAGGCAACCACAATATCCTCCGCCGTGATGTTGCGCAGAGCGTTACAAAAATACTGTGTACCTTTTGTTTTATTGCTCGCATCCTTGCACTTCGCCTGCGGTAGACCCGCATGCGGACGGCACGGCGCGTGTGGGCAGGTGTCTGGCTTGAACACCGACACGTTCTTGGGGTAGTAGGTCATGCGGTCGTCCGGGTGATATGACCCCCACAGCGACACGCAAGCCGTGTCAAGACCCGCCGCTATGTGGTTTACCGAACTATCCGGTGCAACCACGAAGTCTGCGTTGGCTATGATCGGGAACAACGAACGGATCTGCTTTGTAGTGTTGAACAGGTCGATCACCCTGGGATGATCCACCTTGAAGTTGTTGGAGTTGTCTAGCCCGATGATGACCGCGTGATGGTGCGGGTGGGCTTCAAGTAATGCCAGCACCGCATCCTGCCCCATCTTGGGAGGGTAGGTGCGGGTCGGCCCGGAACTGCTGACATGGTAGGCGAAGTAGGGGATAGGCAGTGGCCACTTGCCTAATTCTTTAAGCTCATTGTGGTCTGGTTCGACTAGGTGAAGATACGGGCGGCAATACTTAGCCATCGTCTTCTCATCCCATACCCCCATCCATTCGTAGATGCGCTGGTAACAGTTACCAGGACCAGTGCCTAGCTTGGTGTTACCTACCTGACCGCTGAACAAATCATCCGTTGGTAGGTGTGCATCGTAGCTATCCCAAGCTTCCAGCGAGGCGGGTAGCGGCCACAGCTTTGCTCCTAGCCCAGCGTAGAGAGGCAGGTTCCTGGCAGGTGCGTAAACGTCCACTACACCACCAGACTCTTGCACCAGATAATGTACGAAGGCCGTTGCTATAACTGCGTCCCCGATTGCACCGGCGCGGTAAACCGCCGTGGATCCGCCAGTAGCGCGGCCTTTGTAGTATGGCTTGATCTTGTGCGGGCATGGGATCGAATCGTCCCATGGCTGGCCGGTTAGCTCATCAGGCAACACATAGGTGTTGCGGGGATAGAGCATGTTGTCATCGACCTTGTGGATAGAATTGGTTTGATTTGTCCAGAGTTTCATTTTGATCTTTCCTCCATAATAAATATCACAGCCAAAATAGCTGTGACTATTGTGATAACAGCAATGGCAACAAGAAGTTTTCCTATTGCCAATCCTGCTCCGACAATTATCCAATCGTGCAGTGCGCTCATTTAGTGTTACTTTCTGTTTTCATTTACTCAAATACCTCGACCTCCAACCTTGCCTTCTGGCGTGCTGGATGGCACCGCGATCCGTCTTCCATGCGCGTGCGATTGACGATACCGTGTAGCCATTCTCGTAAAGCACCTGCCAAATGCGGTATCGTTTATCCACCGCGTCTGGTGAGTTGCCGTCCATCTTCACCGATTCGGATATTTTAAGTTCCTTGGTTTCCGGGATGGATTTCATTTCCATCATCATGGCCATCTTGGAGTGCAACTCCATCCTTGCCGCCTCAAGACGGCGGGTGGTCTGTTCCAGGCTGTTGACCCTGGCGGTCAGCACATGGATAGGGTTAATCTGGTCTAGTGTGTTCATTTTTCTTTTCTCCTTTTCCAATCAGTTCCCATGCAATCACCATCGCAGAATCCCCCTCCGCTATGATTGCGTTTAT